AACGATAGACAATGAATCTTTCAGTACAGTCTACATATTTTTTATTATACTCAAACAACTTATGGTCAAGAAATACCTCACTAAATAGGCTTGGGTTTGAAGCACAGTCAGCTATTGTTTGTACGAAGTTTTGCCTTTCTTCTAATACTTGTTTATCTGGTCTAGCCATGACACTTACACTTACACTCCATCATTTCTGAGATAACCTCATCAGTACAATGCCCACATTGAAAACAACAATATCCTCTAGTCATATCAACCTCTATTCTTTGGAATACCTGTGTCGTTTTGATGATGTTTAGATTTAATATGTGCTATTACCTCCTCTACACAACAGAATTCCTTACCACAATGTATACAGTGTCTTACATCCTCATATGCTGGAGTCATTATTGGTCACCACCACCATAATATTTTCTATTAGACCAATCCCATCTTCCTGTTCCTGTTCTCTTTGTCTTCCTATTTCTCCACCAAATTCCACCAAACCAGCCAATGGTTGTTCCACCCACTAGATAACATCCACAGAGGAACCATAAGAACAAACCGTCTTCCATTAGTCTCCACTCTTCCTTGCTTTTATCTGTCTGAATATATTTGATATGTCTCCTGTCTTATCAAACTCTGTCCTTTCTGTCACAACTATCTTGCTGTTGAGGTCATTAATAGACTTTACAATACTTAGTAATGTGTTGATTTCTGATTTTGTATTTCTGTCAGGTATGTTTCCATCCATCTTAGCCTGTGTCAAAGCCATTAAAACATTTTCAAATGATAATTTTGCCAGCATATCTATCATAGCCTTTAGGTCTTCTGGATTTCTTGTATCCAAGTCATTAATGAATTTAACAAAGTCCTCTCTAATAGCACACACTGCACCCTTTTCATACTTTGGACACTTACCATTTCCACCATCATCAATAGACCTGTATACACATTGGTCACAGAGTGCTGGTATATTTGCTGTTTTTAGATGCTTAACTGAGTTAAACGGAGATATTGTCTTCCTCTTATCGATAGAAACCCTGCCTTCAATAGGCTCTATCTTGAATAAATCATCTTTAGCCATACAAACAATTATTAAATCAAATATTAAAGTTTTCCTCATACATATTTAAAGCTTTACACATAGGCATAAATAGTAGTGCTATGGGTATTTTAAGCAATGAGTAGTATTCTACATCTATTACTTTGTTGATATTTATGTTTAATTTCTCCATATTTTCCTTATAAACGTCACATGAATGCCTTAACATTGGTACCATGCCCCTGCCCTTTTGACCAAAATACATAGAGTAAGTAGTATTGGCACTCCATACTTCTGTCTTTTTACTCATAGCAGCAGAAACCCAACCACTTGTATCAATACTGTAGAACTTTCTATCTTGAATAAATTTACCTTTGGCAAGACCGTGAAACTTTAAGTTAGAAGGTAGTTTTCTCATCTGGTCTTCTGTCTCAAACTTACCTTTTATCTCTCCTAGACATACATATGAACCTGTCTTTGGTCTTATTCTGCTTATATGTTGTAGGTAGTTTCCCTGTAATACAGGAAGTGTCCAATCTATACCTTCCTTTTTCTCCTTTTCCCAGTGCTTTATAGTATCTTCCATTTTATAATATACATCAAACTGTGTAGCATAATCATAGTATTCTTTCTTAGTTCTTAGCCAATCATGATATTTATCTTCATTTGCTCCTATACCAGCGACAACCATGATTGAGTCAAAGTTGCCGTGAAACTTCTTTATATTGGCATACGAATACTTGTAAGATAAAAGGACGTTTTTAACTCCACAAGCCTTAAGAGTCTCAAGATGAGCCTTATTGTTTGCATTAAAGTAAATCTTCGTCATCGTCTTCTATAACCCAACGAAGTGCTCTCAGCATACCACGAAGTTCTGTATCATCTACATTAGTAAATTTAGGGGGAACTCCATATTCTATAGGATCTACAGGTTCATGTACTAATGCTTCATGAAAGTAAAGAACTAGGTCTCTTATGTGGTCTTCAGCCTTCAATCTTATCACTCTCATCTGTAAAGCATTTGGTAGCAAATGGACAAAAAGTATCGCACATATAGCAAAACGTTCTTTCTGGTAGTATCTTCTGTGTATATGACTCCTTAATAATCTTAGCCTTTTCTACCATATCCTGTAATGTTTTCTCTATTGCTTCTAGTTTAAACGGTAATATTGATGGTTTGTCAACCTTATCTTTTGGAACATTATTGGAGATATAAACAACTGCACCAAACTTTGCGTTTATATTATAGCATTTATCAAGAAGAACTCTATATCTATTAATCTGGTCTCTGTGACTATCACTAGGCTTTGAGTTATATTTTGAAAAATAATCAATAGCTCCTGTTGTCTTTTTATCACATATAACCCATTCATCTTCTACCTTAATCAAGTCATCTATTGAGCCATATATTATATCTAGGTGTCGTGGGTCATCAGGTTTTAATGCCTGTGCTTCTTCAAGACTTATTGGTTCGTCTTTCACATAGTCATAACCGAGAAACATTTCATTGTATTTTTCATCATCATTTAACATTGTTACCTTATGAACTGCCTGACCATAGAACAGACTTCTTATATTATCTGCGTTTGTTGACTGCTTAATAAACTTACCATACATTACATTTCTTAAACACGGTTTGATCAAATCTGAGACATGAATGTTACCTAATCGTTCAGTTTCTAGAGCCTTCATTTGTGACTTTCTCCATGCAAAATACACCTTACCTTTTACTTTATCTAGCGTTAACATAGAATACTATAGATTACTGCCTAATATAAATGTTTAGTTGTGTCTTCTAAAACGACTCTTACATTCACATTTACTACAACCGTCAATATTATCATGGTCTTGTTGTACGTGTTCACATTTATCACAAACTCCACCTGATGTTACAGTTATATGTGTCATTAATAACTCTCCTCTATTACGAAACTGAATGTTTGTGTTTGTTCTACTATGGTACCAGCCGAATTTAAAAGTTCTATCTCTCCTTCCCACTTTCCTGCATTTGCCACCACTGTATCATTAGCAGTTAATGCATAGATTACTATGCCACCTGCTCTATTATCATATGTTATAGCACCATTAATTAACAGTGTGCCGTCTGGTTTCCATACTTTCCACCTTCCTGTATTATATGTATTCTGGTCTGTTAATGATTTAGCACTTCCTGTAGCATCATTTATAGTTAATTCTAGTGTAGCTCTACTACCAGCCTTTATCCTATATTCTATTGCTCTACCTCTTACCATTGACATTATCGGTCTGCACCTTTAATTGAGTGTCCACGTTTATAAGTTTTGACAGACTTGCCTCTTCCGAATAGTCTTGCAATCTTCCTAATCCTCACGAATCCTTCTCTTAATAGTCTTCCTGTAAACTGTGTTATAGCAACACCTTCGTCTACCATTCTTACAAATCCTTTTGGAGCTAAAATACCTCCCTCTGTTATTGCCATAGATTCTCCCATTATTCTCAAGATAGTTAATGTTTTCTTGAGAAGTTCTGATATACCAATACTCTCTCCCAGCCTTATCATTCTTGCCCTTACGTGTGGAGACAACTCTACCATACTGAGTGATTCTCCTAACATTCTTACAAGCACTCTTCTTCTATTAATGCCTTCATTCATTGCTATTGACTCTGCCATCATTCTTACCATTGTTCTGAATCTGTTGTTTATCTCTGTTATTCCTATACTGTGATTCATTATTCTTATCATCACTCTAAATCGGTTGTTAATTTCTGTCATTCCTATTGACTCTGATATCTCCCTAGCTATAAATCTAA